CAGAGCACCGGTAAGAGCAGCAGAGAGACCACCGATAAGATGAGGTAATCCAATAGCGTAAGCTCCACGCCAAGGGATGAATTTGAACTCGACATACCAATCCATCTTTTCGAGTTTGTCATCTCCAGCCTCCCAGTTGCGGTATAGAGCAATTACCTTGCTTGTTGTTTCATCAATAGTCATGATGTACGGAGCACGTTTGCCTTCTGTTTCAGGATCATCATCCAGACGCATAAAGCAGGTAATCTCATATACACGACGCAAGCCATCGATATTCTTCGATGGCATGTCTTTGCCTTCAATTTTATTGTTGGCTTCTTCAGAACGGCTTTGTTCTGTTAATGGCGCATCGGAACTATATTCGCTATCGATGTCTTTATAAATTCCGGCACTAACACGTTGTAAGAACGTATCTTCAGTAATGTCTTGAACTTCTGTTACGCGTTGTGCGGTATAGAAGTTTGTTGATGCATAAGGCAAATAGATGTTATCAATCGGCACCCATTCGCAAGTTGGACGGCGCTGTTCGGTGTCATAACGCCACTTGAGAAATTGGGAACCGCCGAGAGGAAGCTGAGTCAACAGCTGTTCCATCTCGTCACGGTATTCTGGAATCTGTTCAGATAACTGCCAGTTCATAAAGGTTACTTTACGTTCTGCAGTTTCTTCTTTAATGCGGTCTGCTTGGCCTTTGATGTTAGACTTAACAACACCATCGGGTGGCAATAATTCTTTAGATGAAGAAGCAGCAAAGTCAACGCAGGCTTCTGCCATGACAGGGTGCACCACTTTAGATGCGCCATCAAATGTTGCACCACCGGGCGCGTCTTTGCCTAAGCCAGTACGGCGTAAACCTTCTTCGTATTGTTTGTCGCGTTGCTTGCGTGATTCTTTGTCAACATCGATATAATCAAGATACTCAACGGCCAACATCTGTAATGTTGAGTCATCAAGTACTTCTGCCAAGTTCTCATAGAACTCAGGATCTTTTTGAGGACCACGTTTTTCTGTGTAATTAACAACTACAGAACCATCGTCCAATTCAATAACTTCTTGCTCAACTTGATCGGGGTCTAATCCCAACGCATCTTCAATGGCGTCCATTTCCACTTCTTGATCTTGAGCGTCAAGAATATCATCATCATGGCCAAGGCCCGGTAAATGATTTCCAGCTTGAATTGGTAATATTGGATTTGCCATAGATTATTTTAGGAATTCGTAGAATTGGGTGGACATGGTCGTCCTATTAATATTAATGCAATAAACGCACTTAATCCGCCCTATTGGGCATATGGGTTGGCAAATCGACGTCCAGCTATGTCATCTGCATAGTCATAATTGCGGGCCGGCAGGTAATCTAGCTGAATCCAGCCTGAATCCCTCAATACCCGTAATGCTTGTGATAAAGAGTCCACATAGTCATCATGGCCTCCCGCTTCGGGGAACGAACACACTTGGCGCAAGAACCGTTTTGCCCATTCGGCAAACTCGCCTTTTTGTTTTGGATCTTCTGGTATCCAAACTTTTCCTTTGGCTACGAGTGGCGACACAATGTTCAAACGTTGCACTTTATCCGCGCGTCCGGGGTTGTAACCACGCACCGGAACGCCCGAGCCTTGCAGTTCTTGAATCAGCGAAATACCGGCTGACTTATCTTCCATGAGAATCAGGTCAGCTTTGCGGCCTTTTGCAAAATCATTATCTGCGCCGTAAACCACTTCTTTAAAATCGTCAATGACTTTACGACGCAGCTGTGGGTATGATAGGTGTTCGTCCCATGCGTCTAAAAGGATGATTGCCGTACCGGCGTCTTCTTGTTCAAATACACCCCAGATCGTACAAGCCGTTGGGTCGTTCATTGTTTTTTCGGATGTAGCTGGATCGTAACTGGCAATCACATATTCCAAAGTTGGCGATGGTTTGTTAGCCGGCCATAATTTGAATTGTCTTCGTTTGATGATACCCGCTTGCTCGGGGTCAAGGATCTCACCATAAATCTCTTGCCGTCCAATATCCGTGCCATCATAAGTCTCGAGCTGTTTGAAAAACGTTTCAGACAAGTTAGCGCGGTTGTCATACGAACTGGCGTTAACCATATACACGTCGCCACCGACTTTACCTTCGGCAAGGTCAACAATTAATTCTTTGGGCTTTGGCGTTGTGGTGATGATTTGTTGGACGCGGGAGATGCGGGGATCACGGAGACGCAATGTGAACTGCACGCCGTCGTAGGCTTCGTCAAGGTATTCGAAGGCGCAGAGCTCGTCGAACCATGCCCCATGGAATTGCTTACCGCGGTACCGTTCTGGTTCTGAGGCGGGGATACCTTGGATGAGGGAGCCGTTGGTAAGGGTGATTTCGAAGAGCGACTTGTTGTAGTCGCGGATGAGGGATTTGGGGATGATGTTAAGGAGTCCGGAGTCTCCTTCGAAGCAGGTTGCTCGGATGTCATTTGACGTAGGAGCTGTGACAAGCCAGCGGGTTCCGCTGTAGACCCAAGCCCGAATACCAATCCAATGACTAGCAGTGTGCGTCTTGCCAGATCCCCGTCCAGCCAACATAAGAAACGTGTCATACTCGCCATCGTCCGGTTCCTTTTGGTGTGGTAGTGCCTGCAGTTGCCATTTGATACGCCAGATGGCTGCCTCTAGTTCGGCTTTGGGCCAGTGGCGCCTAGCTTCCGCAAACTTCTTTAACTTGAGTTCTTGGGTTGGTGTTAAAGACATGAGATAAAACCTTCTCCTACGAGAAATGATTTGTCTTCGCCTTCAGTTTCGATATGGACGCAAGACTGTGGTTGAATGGGGATTATCTTTTTAATGAACCGTCTACCTAAATGCACCTTTACAGGTGGCGAGACTTGTCCTTCAATAATTCTCAAACGCGTTTTAAAAAACACAGTATGGCTAGATTCCACACTGTGACAATTTGTGCTGTTACCTAATGACTCAATCAATCCTACGATTCCCAAAAAGGCGGGGTAGTATTGATGCGTAATTCTGAATCGATCTTTTTGCGCGGAGTACTGGCGCGATTTGGCATTAATCAATCCAGACAATAATTCTTGTCGCTGCTCTCTTGATGCCAGCAGATAGTTGTTCGGTATCTTGGCTGGGTTGGGATGGTTAAGCTGACTAGAGATTGGTGGGTCGACAATAAACTGTCGCTCGCCATTGGGATGACGCTCGCCCGGAATTACTTTATAACCGCACTCTTTAAATCTATCGGTAATATACTTTTGCTGGCCTTTAGGAAAAACCATGTGGCCTTTGGGCTTGTGATTTAAAAACCAAAAGCCAAACAGAAACGGTGGCACCGGCAAATCTTGGTGCGGCAAATTGAGGGGCTGGGTTGTGGGAATAGAAAGGGAAGATCTGCCATCCCGCTTTTGGGTCAGCGGCATATTAAGCATGTCGCCCAGTTTGGTAAATTTGAGCGGGCGCCGAAATCTTCTAACGCCTTTGTAGTCTTTCAATCGGTTGCGGTACTTTTCGGTTTCCAATAGAAAACCCATCTGTACATCGCCGGCCACGGATAGGTGGTCGTTTAGAATAACTTCATAACACTGTTCTGCGCGATATTGCTGGACGAGCTTAACTTTGACTGGATTGCCATTCTTGTCAATAACATAATCGCCGACTTCAATTTTGCTAGCCGGCTTCCAATAATCAAGTGTTAAGACTTTTTGATTTGCTGTAATCGCCATAAAAGTTTTCTAGGACCCACTGGTCCAGCCAACGCCCTAACGGCGCTCGAATCTTGTTTTGAATTCCGTATGGCAATTTGGCAATGTCCATAGCCCCTTTAGTGCACTTAAGGCGGAACTGAATGTACTTTGCCGTTTCGTTATCCAGAACTTCTACTGGAACATCTACGGAATTGAAATTGTGCAAGTCGCATACCAAAACCCTAAACCCATGAAACCTTCCGTCCGCACTTTCCAGTGCGCCTTGAATTTGGTATACGTATTTGCTCATACACATATTAATGCAAACAAACCATGGATACTGCCCACATTCCGAAAAAATGTCGGGTTTTGTCACAAGTAGTACTAGTAGTACCGGTCCAAACGACTTTTACCTCCAGTAATAAATATTATTTTTTTTAATTTTTGAAATAAAGTGAAATAAAGGGGTACTACTAGTACTACTTGTGACACTTTGCTTGTAAGTCCTTGATAGTTCGTCTCTAAATGAGAATGATTCTCCGTTAACAAGGCCAAATTTGTCACAGGTTGTCAGGATGCAGTGCAGCATTTCATAATGTGAAATGTAAAGGTGTTGGTTTTTTACAAAAAAAAATTTAGGAATCGGGTTTTTCCAAAACGGCGGGGAAATATAAAACCTTGCGGTCTTTGGGGCCCCCGGGGGGCCACCCTCCGACGGGACCCGATTCGGGGTATCGCCTTAAAAGTAAGCCCCCACTAACCAAAAGGAGGGTGATGCACCAACATGGTGCACTGCCAGTCCGGCCGTCATACCAATGCACCATAGTGGTGCACGCGGCCGGCTTAGTATGTTAGCACTCACTCACTTAGCCATGCCGGCGCGTAAGTATGTTGGCGCTTACTAACATAGCGAGCCGGCGGATAACCGGTGCACCATGTTGGTGCATGGGCGCGGCGGCCGAGATGGCAATGCACCAGTTTGGTGCACACGCGTACGCGAGGCGGTGAGATGGAGGGTCGGCCTCTATATGCCAATAATGAATGAGGCACGCGGCCTATATTACCAATTGATCTAATGATCTAAGGGTTTTCCCTAATAGACAATACATTATAGCGGCCGTAAATTGTGCATATGCGCGGCAATTGTGCGGCGCTTAATTGGAGGATTTACCACAATGAATGATAAACAATTACTGATAGAGCAGGCGCGCGAATTGATCCGCAAAGCATGGACGGACGATCTACCGGACGATATCCAGCGGGATCTAGAGCGCATATATGACGATTTAAAGTGGATCGCGGAGGATCTATAAATGACTATCAAAAAACCAAGCGGCTTCGTATTGTATCGCGGCGCTTCACTATTGGACGGCGCGCCAATTGTGGCCATTGCCATTATTAAATCAACCAATATAAAAACCGGCAATATGGTGCAAACCTACATTTTGGCCGATAACGGCATGACGCCATTAGATAGCGCCAAGAGCGGCGCCGATTACGCTATATGCGGCGATTGTAAACACCGGCGATATCATGGCGAATTGCGCGATTGTTATGTAAATATCGGGCAAGGCGCTAATGCCGTATATAAAGCCTATTTAAAGGGCAATTATCCCGCCAGTATTCAGGCCGCGGCCAATGCCAGCGCCGGCCGTATGGTGCGCTTAGGTACTTATGGCGATCCGGCCGCCGTACCGGCTTATATATGGCAAGCGCTTATTGATCAAGCGCAAGGCCATACCGGATATTCGCACCAATGGCAAAACGGCAAAGCCGGCGCCGATATTATGGCCTTATGCATGGCAAGCGCCGATAATGCATTAGAGCGCGCCGCCGCCAAGGCCGCCGGATATCGTACCTTTAGAGTACGCGGCGAAAATGAGGCGATTGAAGCCGGCGAATTTATTTGTCCAGCAAGCGCGGAAGGCGGAAAGCGCAAATTGTGCGGCGAATGCGGCGCATGCGACGGCGGAATAGATAGCAAGCGCGCGGATCCAGTAATCATCGTCCATGGATCATTAAAAAGCCGCTTCATTCCAATTGTGGCGGCTTAATTATGAGCGCGCCGCTATTCCTAGTGTTTTATCGTTATCAAGGCCAAGATTACAACGCGGCTTTTGATAGCATGCGCCGCGCTAAGCAATTCGCGCGGCTTACTGGCGGCCGTATTGAGAGCCGCTTATCATCCATTTTTGACAAATTATAAAGGGTAATATCATGGAAAACTATTGGACATCATCTTGTGGCCGTATTGAATTAAATCTAAGCCTAGAGCATGCCGCGCGCGGGTATCATTCCGGATCATGCGATCAAGATATCGCGGCGCTTATGCAATTGCCGGAGATAAGCGGCCAATTATCCGCGCTTAATCCGCGCCTAGTGGCCGACATATTGCAAGAATACGGCGGCTGGGAGCCGGCGCAATTGGCAAACCATGCCGATAATTTAGAGCGCTTATTGTGGATCGCATGCGGCGATTTAGTAGACTATCAATTTTTGGAGGGTTAAATCATGGCATATATG